TAACAGACATGTGGGCAGGCTTTACAGGAGTATTTACTGGCATCGGCGATTGGTGGGCTACCTTAGACTTTTTAACTCCAATAACAGACATGTGGGCAGGCTTTAAAGGAATATTTACTGGCATTGGCGATTGGTGGGCTACTGTAGACTTTATGGCTCCAATATCTGAAGCTTGGACAAAGTTTAAAGGATTCTTTAGCTTTGGAGAAAGTTCGTTCAGTATAAGTCAAGTGGCAACCGATGCATGGACAAAGTTTAAAGGATTCTTTAGTTTCGGTGAAAGTTCGTTTAGTATTAGTCAACTAGCAACTGATGCTTGGAAAACTGTAACTGGATTCTTTAGTTTTGGCAGCGGCGAAGAAGGCACAGGATTTAGCATTAGTCAATTAGCATCAGACGCATGGTCAACTATTACAGGATTCTTTAGTTTTGAAGGCTTTGAGATGCCAAGCATTTCAGGTATGTTCCAAGGTATAATAGACAAGGTTAAAGGATTCTTTAGTTTCGATTTTAAAATGCCTAACTTTAAATCATTTTTACCTAAATGGATGGGCGGCAGTGGAGCAACACTAGACGGTGTCGCGTCTGAGGGTAGTGGATCAACAGCTCCTAGCGCACCAGATACATCAGGAGCAATAGCAGGCGGTGAAGCACTAGCAGGCGCCCAAAATTCAATTGCACAATTTGCATCTTTACCAGATTTAGAAAATAATTTAGCTGTTTTAAAGAAAGGACTTGACATCGACGGAGTAACCAGTTATACTAGTGCTATGGAAGACTTAGTTGTAGTTCTTGGAAAAATGAATGATGAACTAACTAAAGATAATAGTTGGATGCCAGGTTCTAACGGCGTTAACGCAGGTAGTGTTGTAAGCCAGCAAGGCGCCGGCGGAGGCTCAGATCAGTTAAATAGTACGATGGCATTGGTGTTAGCAGAACTACAAGCAATTAAGACAGCAGACGAATCAACAGCTAAGAATACTAAAAACTTTGCAAGCAGCAATATTGCCCGAGGTGGATTAACTAATGTTACTAGTTAACAAGACAAGGAATTATAGATGAGTTGGAAGAAACACTTTACGCCTGTAGCAACAAGCGATAATCAAAACGGTAGTTATAGTCCGTTTACAAGTAAAGGAAGCGGCAACATGGCCGGTCCTGCTCGTTCCAACTATAGCTCATACTTGCCAGATGTTTATATAGGTTCACCAAACAGAGTTGAACGCTACGGTCAATATAACACAATGGATCAAGACAGTGAAGTTAATGCTGCACTTGATATCCTTGCTGAGTTTTGTACACAAAAGAATCAAGGCAACAACACTCCATTCCTTGTTGACTATCGTGGCAAAGCTACTAATAGTGAAATTACTATTATTGGCCAGTACCTACAACAGTGGAACAAACTACAAAAGTTTGAAACAAAAATATTTAGAATACTACGTAATGTATTTAAAATGGGAGATCAGTTCTTCTTAAGAGATCCAGAAACTAAAAAATGGTTTCATGTTGATGCAGCAAATGTATCACGTATTATTGTAAATGAATCAGAAGGTAAAACTCCTGAGCAGTATGTTATTAAAAATGTAAACTTTAATTTTAAAGACGGTATTGCTACATCACCGTTTGATGTAAACGGTGGCGGTGGCTCTGCAACACAAGCACAGTTTACCGGCGGCGCCCGCGGCATGATTGGACAACCTACTACAGGTGTAGCCGGTTCACGTTTTGCTAGTGCAGAAGGCGAACTTACTGTTAACGCAGAACATGTTGTACATTTAAGTTTATCAGAAGGATTAGACAACAACTATCCGTTTGGTAATAGTTTACTTGAAACTATCTTTAAAGTATACAAGCAAAAAGAATTATTAGAAGACGCAATTATTATATATCGTGTACAACGTGCTCCAGAGCGCAGAGTATTCTATGTTGATGTGGGCAACATGCCATCACACCTTGCTATGCAGTTTGTGGAGCGTGTTAAGACGGAAATACACCAGAGACGAATCCCATCGTCAACAGGGGGTGGTGCTAATGTCATAGACAGTTCATACAATCCTTTGTCAATCAACGAAGATTACTTCTTCCCACAAACAGCAGAAGGGCGAGGTTCAAAAGTTGAAACATTGCCTGGCGGAACTAACCTTGGAGAAATTGATGACCTTAGATATTTTACTAATAAGCTCGTACGTGGTTTACGAATCCCTAGCAGCTATCTACCAACCGGGGCTGACGACAGTGCTGCTCAGTACAATGACGGACGAGTTGGCACAGCCTACATACAAGAACTAAGATTTAACACTTACTGTGAAAGACTACAAAACTTAATTGTTGAAGAATTTGACACAGAGTTTAAACGTTACTTGTTAGAAAAAGGCGTAAACATTGATACTGCAATGTTTGATCTTAAATTCCAACCACCACAGAACTTTGCAAGTTACAGACAGTCAGAAATAGATAATGCTCGTGTGCCAACATACACACAAATGAGTGCTATTCCTTATATGTCTAACAGATTTGCAATGAAACGCTTCTTAGGTATGAGTGATGAAGAGATTGCAGAGAATGAACGTATGTGGCGCGAAGAGAATGAAGAGAATTTAGAGCCATTACCAGGTGATGCAAGTGCTGAAATGCGTGACGCAGGCATTAGTAGTGCAGGCATTGGCGACGACTTAGGCGGAATAGAAGACGAAGCATTAGATGGCGAAGCACCTGTAGAAGGCGGAGAAGGCGAAATGCCAGATACTGTTACAGGACAAGAACTAGGCCAAGGCGCCTCAACAGAGCAAACGGTATAAATACAATATGATACTTAGAGAATTATTTTACCACGATCCCGAAACTGTTGAATTCGTAGATGACAAACGCTACGAAGCTGAGTACGACGAGTCTCCGTTAAAGAAAAGCGATACACGCAAAACACGCTTAACTTTAAGTCAACTTAATAGAATCCGCAAAGCATCTGAGCTGCATACCGAAGAAAAGCGTAAGGAACAAGAGTTCGTTAAGCAAATGTATGGTATAGCAGCAAACGCAGAGGCTGGCGGAGTATAAACTATTGACAAAAACAGCATTTGTACTAGGCAATGGTACAAGTCGTTCTAGTATCGAACTACCCCAACTAAAAGACCACGGTGTTGTATACGGATGTAACGCACTTTTTAGAGAGTTTACTCCTGATTACTTAGTTGCAGTTGATACTAAAATGGTACTTGAAATTAATAAGACAGATTATCAGCGTACTAATCATGTGTGGACCAATCCTAATCGAGCATATAATTCACTTGTTGGATTTAATTACTTTCAACCTAGTAAAGGGTGGAGCAGTGGTCCTACAGCATTATGGCTTGCTAGTACTCATGACACTCAGTACATTTATATAGTAGGATTTGACTATCAAGGTACTAACGATAAGATTAATAATATATATGCTGACACTTCTAACTATAAAAAGAGTAGCGATAAAGCAACATTCCATGGAAATTGGCTGAATCAAACTATGATTACTTGTCAAAAATTTCCTCAAAAGAGATATATAAGAGTGTTAGGAGATAATCCATTCATACCAAAAGAGTTTTCAAAAATAGAAAACTTATCACATATAACCATTGAAGAATTTAAAAAATCCTTCAATTTGTTGTAGTATTCTCAAAACGAGTCGTTTTGAGCCAGTTATACCCCCCTTTTCATTATATAGTGTAAATATATTATGACAGCCCCACACCCCACTTCGGTGTGTGTACTAAACATTTATAGGAGTTAAAAATGGCAGATCTAAACAAATTTGAAAAAATGCTAGAGCTACTTGTCAACGAAGACAAAGCAGGCGCACAAGAAATATTCCACGAGATCGTAGTTGAGAAATCACGCGATATCTATGAAGGACTACTTGAAGATGAAGAAGAAGTAGACGAAACTACAGACGAAGAAGTTGATGAAGCTTCAGACGAAGACCTAGACGAAGCAGACGACGAAGAAGTAGATGAGTCAGACGAAGACTTAGACGAAAACTTTGAGTTAGACACAATGAGTGTTGAAGCTGATGACGACATGGGCGGCGACCCAACTGACGACATGATGGCAGACCTAGGCATGGACGACGAAGGCGACGAAGGCGACGACGATATGGGCGATGCAGAAGATGATGCAGACGTTGAAGATCGTGTAGAAGACTTAGAAGATGCATTAGATGATCTAAAAGCTGAATTTGAAAAAATGATGGCTGGTGACGACGAAGGCGAAGACGACGGCGAAGAAGCTGACGACGATGCTGAAGGCGACATGGACATGGATGCTGAAGAGCCAGAAGAAGAAGCAATGGCTTTTGAAGCAGCAGACGAAGAAGTTGACGAAGCAGACGAAGAAGTTGAAGAAGACACAACTGAAAAGTCAGAAACTGAAACAATGCGTGAGTATGTTGAAAAAGTAACAGCTACAATGGGTGACAACGGTGTAAACGGTAAGTCAGCAGTAGCAAAGCCAAACAACATGGGCGGCACAAGTGCTAACATTGCAAAGAACGGTGCAGCAAGTCATCCAGAAGCAGGAGCAGGCTCAACTGTACAAGGTTCAGCACTTAGTGATACAAGTGCAAAAGATATGTCAACTGGTAACATTAACGTACCAGGCGGCAAAGCTGCAAAAGCACACAAGAGTGCTGGAGCGGGACACGGAGCTGAAAAGAAAGGCTCCAAAGAAACTGCTGACAAAGCCGCAGGAAGTACTTTAAACAAAGTATCAACTAACGCTAAGTAAGTAAGGATAGGGACTAATAGATGAAAAACTTACGAGAGCATTTGACATTCGACCAAGCAGGAATAGTGCTTGAGAACGCTAACGAGGGGAAAGACCTTTACTTAAAAGGTATTATGATCCAAGGTGGAGTTCGCAACGCTAATCAGCGAGTGTATCCTGTGAATGAAATAGGCAGGGCTGTCAAAACTCTCAATGATCAAATTACTGGAGGATACAGTGTTCTCGGAGAAGTTGATCATCCTGAAGGCCTTAATATAAATATCGATCGTGTAAGCCATATGATCACGGAAACGTGGATGGAAGGTGATAACGGTTACGGTAAAATGAAACTACTACCAACACCAATGGGAAACCTAGTTAAAACGATGCTTGAGGCAGGCGTTAAACTAGGTGTCTCGTCACGTGGTAGCGGTAACGTATCAGAAGATGGAAGCGGCAACGTTTCCGACTTTGAAATAATCACTGTGGACGTTGTGGCTCAGCCTAGCGCCCCTGGTGCATATCCTACAGCAATTTATGAACAATTAATGAATGCACGTGGGGGAATGAAGGCATATGAATTAGCACAGGCAACGAAGCACGATATAAAGGCACAAAAGTATCTTAAGGACTCGCTGATTAACATAATCAGTAAACTCCAATGAAACAGGAGAACAATATGATAGATGCACTGAAAACACTCTTTGAAAACGATGTTGTATCAAATGATGTCAGGGCACAAATAGAAGAAGCTTGGGAGCAAAAGATTCAGGAAAACAAATTAGCAGCTACTGCCGATTTGCGTGAAGAATTTGCACAAAAGTATGAGCACGATAAGTCAACTATGGTTGAAGCTATCGACTCAATGCTTTCTGAGCGACTTGCTGAAGAGATTGCAGAGTTTGCAGATGACCGCAAACAACTTGCAGAAGCAAAAGCAAAATATGCTATTGCAATGCGTGAAAATGCTAATCTACTGAAGGGTTTCGTTGCTGAGCAATTAGCTGGCGAAATTAAAGACCTACGAGCAGACAAGAAAGCAATGGCAGAGCAACACGCCAAGCTTGAAGAGTTTATTGTAGAAGCCCTATCAACTGAAATTGCAGAATTTTATGAAGATAAACAAGATTTAGCAGCTACTAAGGTAAAACTAGTACGTGAAGCTAAAACCCACTTCGCAAAAGTCAAAGCTGACTTTATCGAAAGAAGTGCTAATGCAATATCTGAAATGGTCGGAACGTCACTGAAAGGTGAAATTCACGCACTTAAAGAAGATATTGATACAGCACGTAGAAATGACTTCGGTCGTAAGATATTTGAAGCGTTTGCAAATGAGTATACCACTTCGCACTTGAATGAAAATTCAGAAGTTGATAAACTTATGGGTGTACTAGCTGCTAAAGACAAGCAATTAGTTGAAGCCAAAGCATTTGCTACAAAAGCAAAAACTCTAGTTGAGTCAGTAAGTAAAGATAAGAATCGACTTATTGAATCTGCAAAGAGAGAGAAAATTATGAATAGCTTGATCCAACCTTTAGGAAAAGATCAACGCGAAATTATGACAGATTTACTGGAATCGGTACAGACTGAAAGGCTTACTAAGCAATTCAATAGGTACTTACCATCAGTTATTGACGGAAATACTCCAGCAAAGCGTAAGGCAACACTTACAGAAGGCACAGAAGTAACAGGCAACAGAACCGAAACAACACCAACAAAAATGACAACTAAAGCTGACGAGTCTAATGTATTAGATATACGCCGTCTTGCTGGATTAAATTAAGGAGATTATGATGTCAGAATTACTAGAATCACGCTGGGGTGACACCAAAAACGCACTTCTTGAAGGCCTACAAGGTAACAAGAAGTCAGTTATGGCTGCTACACTAGAAAACACTCGCAGATATTTGTCAGAGAGTGCAACAGCAGGCGCAACATCCGCAGGTAACGTAGCTACACTTAACCGTGTTATCCTACCAGTTATCCGTCGTGTAATGCCAACTGTTATTGCTAACGAGCTAGTTGGCGTACAGCCAATGACTGGCCCAGTTGGTCAAATCCACACATTACGTGTTCGTTATAGCGATACACAAAATGCTACTGGAACAGTAAACGATACCACAGCAGGCGAAGAGGCTCTAAGCCCATTCAAAATTGCTGAAGCATATTCCGGCGACGGCACTGCTGGTAAAGCAGCAAATACAGCTACTCTTGAAGGCGCGGCAGGCAATAGAATGTCTATCCAAATCTTAAAGCAGACAGTTGAAGCGAAGACTCGTAAGTTGAGTGCTCGTTGGACTTTTGAAGCTGCACAAGATGCTCAGTCAATGCATGGCATTGATGTTGAAGCTGAAATCATGGCAGCTCTTGCACAAGAGATTACTGCTGAGATTGACCAAGAAGTATTAGGATCACTACAGACATTGGCTGGAACTGGTTCACAAACTTACAATCAAGCTGCGGTATCTGGTACTGCTACTTTCGTAGGTGACGAGCATGCTGCATTAGCAGTGCAAATCAACCGCGTAAGTAACTTGATTGCACAGCGTACACGTAGAGGCGCAGGTAACTGGGCTGTAGTTAGTCCTTTGGCACTAACAATTCTACAGTCTGCTACAACTAGTGCGTTTGCACGTACAACTGAAGGCACTTTTGAAGCTCCAACTAACACTAAGATGGTTGGTACTTTGAACAATGCAATGAAAGTATATGTAAACACATACGCAGCTGATAGTTCAGCAGTGCTTATCGGATACAAAGGCGCAAGTGAGTCGGATGCAGCAGCATTCTATTGCCCATATATCCCACTAATGAGCTCAGGCGTTGTACTTGATCCAGGTACGTTCGAACCAACAGTATCATTCATGACACGTTATGGATATGTTGAGTTGAACAACACTGCATCATCGCTTGGTAATGCAGCTGACTACTTAGGTCGTGTTGAAATTACTGACGGCAACGTTAGCTTTAGCTAAGTTTTACTAACACAGTAAAATTAAAAGGGCTCCTTTGGGGGCCCTTTTTTACGACTTGATAAAATAATAAGGAATACACATGGACATAGTATTAGTAGTAAGTCTTTTTTTAGTTTTGTTTATATTTGAACCAGGCAATAAGAAGATAAACGCTTATTGTAAA